ACAGATAGGTGTCCATTTTTACGATGAAAATCATTCAACTTCGTAAACATGCTCAACCACTGGTCCTCTGACGGGACAACCCATTCATCTTTATTCGCGGGGTCATTCATGTACTCGATAGCTCTGTTCATGAATTCGTCGTAATACTCACCATAGTCGTAATCCTGCACTCGTTCAAGAAGGTGTACTGGTGGGTCGATTACAATCTCGAGTTCGCGAAGTTCTAATTCAAACGCCCAGTTTAATAATTCCATGGGGTCCGTGCTCGTTTGTACGTATCGAATCATATCTGCGGTGAGAAGTCCGCGTCCCTGTTTCTTTTTAGCGCGGTTGTGTTTTGATATACCAGAATTTATATAGTCTTCACGACATAATTCTATTGATTTTTCTAGTATTATCTCCTGAAGTTCGGTTGGTATAATGTCCCATAATGAAGTTGTCATGAACACTTACATTTTACGCAGAAGTTTTTTTTAAAACGAAAATAGAAATGCCGTTGTGCCAGTGATTCGCACCACGTTGCACTCCGGGGTTAGCTTCCGTTAAGATGACCTTTTGATACACGATGTCGACGCCATTTTTTTCGATAGAGGCCATCGTGCCCTTCTCAATGGCTGGGAAGTTCCAGTCGTCCACGACGTAGATGAAGGTCTCGTCGAGACACGGCAGGTAATGGTTCAGTGCTTCGTAGTGCGACGTCTCGGTGTGATTGCCGTCGTACATGTAAATGTTAAACGTCCCGTGTTCATTTTTCAAAGCATCCACGTCGAGTTCCCAACAATTCGTTTCGATGAACGTCGCGTCGTTCTTACCTTTGTGATTCGTAAAATTCGTTTGAAATTCCGTGCGCGGGTCACCAAAGGCGGAGCCAACGAATTCACTGAAATTGTCGATGGCGACAGCTTTTAGTGCATTCCCACAGAGTGCCGAACAAAACGTCGACCCCTTCCACACACCAATCTCGAGATATCGGGCATCATCCATGGAACACAGGTTGTTATAAAAATGCCGCGTTTTCAAACCCGACATCCCTTCCATACACGCGATGTCTGTCGTGAGTTTTGACTTGAATTCCTCTGTGAGGTCGAGGCATTTTTCAATGTGTTCGATGAGTGAAGTCATTCTGAATATAAATACTTGTATTTCTCTAATTTATATTTTATTCACCCCACAGGTAGGTGAGGGAACGGGACGTTGATAACCTGATTCGATTAAATGGCCACCACCAATTCATTTATTGTTATACATAGATAAATCTTTATCTGCCGTATACCACGTCTTTCCCTTTGTCGCGAAGCTGTGCACTCGAGCGTAGGCCCACGCCTGTGGTGACGCCCCTGGCCTGTGACCGGTGCGCCACGCGGCGAGTCCCCTGTTGTACACGATGCGAAGCGTCTTGAGTGGTATGCCCGTCGCCTTTGCAATCTGCGGCAACGTTTTGACATCGTCTCCATACATCTTACGAAATTTTCTCGTGTATGAAGACGTTCTCTTCGGAAGGGTCACTCTCGTGTCTGTTTGGAAGGGTGTGTACGTTTTCTTCAACATTTTGAGGTATCGTCGTTCCACGTCGCGAAGGGTCGTGAGACCCCTGAAGTAACGCACTGGTGCGTAGATTTTCCCGTGGCGCGCGCGGAGGACTTTCACTTTTGCTCTGATTTCGGTATCTGAGAGGGTGGTCATCTACCAGTTTTTGAGATAAAAATCCTTGACAATGACGAAATGTGGTGTTGGATTTATGAACGAGTGCGACTCGAGCTGTTTGATTGTGCACGCCCCCCTATCTTCGAGGAGTTGGCACCACGTCTCTGGGGTTTGCATGTTTTCGATGGTCTTCATGGATTGACGGAAAAACAGGTAGTGTATTTTTGAAACAAAGTACTGATACAACGTCTGTGGCACGTCTTCAACAATAATAATTCTCTTGGCACACACGCGTTTGAGTTCTTCTATGATTTGTTTGTGGTGTGGTATGTGGTGCAGAACGAACATACACACGACCACGTCAAAGGCGTCGTCGTCGTACGGCAACCTGTAACCATCGTACACGTCTGCGTCTTTGCATCCCTTATATATGTCTACGCTCGTGACGTAATTGCGATTTTTCAGGTACTTGGCGAGTGCGCAACTTCCTGAACCAAAGTCGAGAACGTTTGTAAACTTTGGTATGTATTCTTTTATTTCTTGAAAGTATTTATTTCTGTTCATGACATCTTTGTACATGAACAATGCCGTGACCGTGCATATAATAAACGGAATGCGCATTTAATTTACATATATATTAAAAACCGCCAGTCATTCGCGGGATACGTTTCTATAAAATGAGTGTCTCTGAAATTCAACAACTCTTCCTGTCACTGAGCGATGCTTACAGGCAAGACGGCGACGAGGGTCGAGCGGCGTCGTTCTCGCGCGCCTCGGATGCCATAGCCTGTCTCAAAGTCATTAAGAGTGGCGCGGACATTGCGAATCTTCAGGGAATTGGAAAAAGTTCTGTAGAAATCGTGGATGAATATCTCACGACTGGTCGTTGTGAACGTCTCGATGACATGCTTGATATTTTAGACATCATCGAAAACTGCAAACGGGTGAGGGAGGATGAATTATCTAAAATGAAAAAACCGACGAGTAAAGAAGTCACGAAAGCCTTTGTTCTCACCAACCATCCATATGTTGGGCAGAGAGCAAAGGAGGTAAAAGATGTGATTAAAACGATGGATGTCCATCTCAGAGTTTTGGTCGCGCACGCATTGAAGCGTGATGGATACTTACCGAGAGAAGTCGGCGACGACACTCTGTGTGAAGATTGTCACCTGATTCTCGATGAAAGTTGTAGAGATGAGTGTACGTGTGCGCGTGTGCGAGAATATGCCGAAGCTGAAGCTATTGGGTGTAAAAATTTACCTGATTTTAATTAGTTACCGAATGCAATCCCACCCATACCATCTTTGATGCGCAACACATTCATGTTCACTCCGTAGGCGCGAATCACCGCACCCGACGTCCCAGCGCCGTTCGGGGTGTTGAGCTTGAGGGTGGCCGTGTCGATGCGACTGAAGTTCAGGGAACCCGTCATTTGTGTCTTGTTAAGCGTGAGCGCGAACGGCCACGTGTAGAGCGGCAGCGTGTCGAGCAAACCATCCGGGAGCGTCGTCGTGTGCATTTCCGGAACGACGGTGTGGTGGAACACGTTCGAGGTTTCATCGAAGAGCGGGGTGCCGTTGATGTAAAGGGTGCTGGTCTTGAACCCGTAGTTGGCCGCCCAATTGGTACCGGCGGTATCGGACGAGACGACGTGCACGGCTCGGCACGGGTGGTTGAAGTACGTCAAGTCAACTTCCGTGTCGGTGATGGCCACGGATTGGTATTGAACTTGGTTGATGAGCATCTTTTGTTCATTCTTGACGAAGAATTCTCGCTCTTCGGTGTCGACGAACGCGAACATGCCGTAGACCTTCGGTGTCTCCAACGGCGTGAATCCCGAGCGGCACTTCACGCGGATTTCGACCTGATGATTCGAGAGCGCGACCAACGGGAGGCACTTCGTCCAGTCTTCGGAGAAGAAGAACGGGATCAAGTAGTGTCCGGAGTTGCTTCCGCTGTAACCGACGGCGTTAGCCTTGACGTCCGTGGTCGTGACCGCCATGGAAGACTTCGCAGCGTCCGGGCGGTACAACACGTTGTGCACGCCTTGAATGAAAAGGGCGTCCAACTTCACCACTTGTTGGCCACCGATCCACAACGAAAATTCGGTCGGGTCGGTGTTACGGCTGAAAAAGCCCGAGCTGTTGGCACCGGTCGCGCCGATACTGGAGGCTTCGATCCACACATACGATAACAAATCACCCTTACTTCGAATCGGGATCGTGACTTCGTTATTAGAACCGAACGTACCGATGTAGTCCATGCGTTCCGGTTTAATCGCAAAGTTCGTATAACGCTTGTAGTTTTGCCTAAAAAAAGACACTTCGGGATTAGACGTCGTGTAAGTGTCCTGGACACCTCGGCTGACTAATTCAATTAAAGCCGCGGACATTGTGTATATATTACTATATAAAACATATTAAAATTTTGGCCCCATTATTACACAAGAAGGACATGGTGGTTTTTCAGGCGCTGACTTGGGAGGCAAAAGATTCGGACGACGATGGTCATCTCATCTCCATCTTCGGCAAGACGGAGGATGGCAAGTCAGTCTGCGTCACGACGGAGTTCACGCCGTATTTTTACATCAAACTTCCTGACGCAAAGTCGCAAACCATTCGTGAGGTGTATCACGTCTTGAATAAAAAATGCCCTGAGTGTTTGGTTGGATATGGTTTAAAGAAGGCTAAAGATGTATGGGGGTTCCAGAACAATGAAGAGTTTCCATTTATGCGCTTAGATTGCGCGAGTTTGGCGAAACGTCGGTACATCTCAAACACGCTCAAGTACCCGGTGCAACTCGCGAGAGGTTCGACGAAACTTAAAGTCTACGAAGCAAACCTAGACCCCATGCTCCGTCTGATGCACCGCACGGGCATTGAAAGCACCGGTTGGTTAGACACTGGTTCTCAATGCGTCCGGTCTTACCTCGCACACGTGGACATTGACCTCTTCTGCAACGACTGGACGACGCTCACGCCTGTGAAAAGAGATGATATCGCGCCGTTCGTCGTCGCGTCCGTAGATATTGAATGCACCAGCTCCACTGGAAAGTTCCCGGATGCCGACGTGCCTGGAGATTGTTGTTTTCAGATTGGAATCACGCTTTGTCATTTTGGTTCCGACGAACCCTACGAGGAAGTGTGTCTGTGTTACAAGCAGACTCGGGGTGATAACGTGCGTTCTTTCGACACCGAGCGTGAACTTCTGGAAGCGTTTCAAAAGTTTTTAAGGGTGAAAGATGTTGACGTCATCACTGGGTGGAATATTTTTGGGTTCGATCTGGAGTACATCATGAAGAGGGGTGTGATGTGTAAATGTCGTCCAGAGTTTTACAACCTGGGTAAATTTAAAGATGCTTCGTGTGAAATCGTGTACAAAAAACTTTCATCGAGTGCGCTCGGTGATAACGAGTTAAAGCTTCTTCCCATGAGTGGTCGTTTTGTTTTTGATTTGTTTCATGAAGTTAAAAAGGGCTATAAATTGGATAGTTACAAACTCAACAGCGTCGCGCAACTTTACCTGGGTGACCAGAAACTTGACATGCCCCCTCGTGAGATTTTTGCGAGGTTTGAGGAAGGCGACCCCGCGCGTCTGGGTGAAGTCGCGGATTACTGCATCAAAGATACTTTGTTACCACACAAGTTGCTCTCGAAACTCTGTATACTGGTGAATCTGTTGGAGATGGCGAAGGCCACTTCCGTGCCACTCTGTTTCCTCGTCGAGAGAGGACAGCAAATTAAAGTCTTCTCAAAGTTGACTAAAAAAGCCGCCGAGCTTGGATTTCTCGTGCCCGTGATTTATCAGGGAACCTTACCAGAGGAAGGGTACGAGGGGGCCACCGTTCTCGAAGCACAATCTGGAGCGTACTACGCACCCATCACCGCGCTCGATTTCGCCTCGCTGTATCCCTCAATCATGATGGCGCACAATCTCTGTTATTCCACGTACGTGATGGACGAGAGAAAATATGGAAACATTCCTGGTGTGGAATATGAAACATTTACACTCAGTTCGGGGAAGACGTACAAATTCGCACAAAACGTGCCGAGTTTGCTACCGACGATTTTGGCAGAGCTCAAGCAATTTCGTAAACAAGCCAAAAAGGACATGGCCGCGGCGACGACGCAGGGCATGAAAGAGGTATACAACGGCAAGCAGTTGGCGTATAAAATTAGTATGAACTCGTGTTATGGTTTCACGGGTGCGGCGCGTGGGATGTTGCCGTGCGTGGCCATCGCGTCATCCGTCACTTTCAAGGGGCGTTCTATGATTGAGGAGACGAAGAACTACGTGGAGGCAAACTTTCCAGGGGCAAAGGTTCGATACGGTGACACGGATTCAGTCATGGTTGAATTTGATGTCCAGGGTCGAACGGGTCAGGATGCCATCGACTACAGCTGGGAGCTCGGGGAGCAGGCGGCGACGGAGTGCACGAAACTTTTCAAAAAACCCAACGATTTGGAGTTGGAAAAGGTGTACATGCCCTACATTTTATATTCAAAAAAGAGATACGCCGCAAAGCTTTGGGAAAAGAATAAATCAGGAAAAGTAGAATTCAAGTACGTTGATGTCAAGGGGTTACAACTCGTACGACGCGACAACACACCACACGTGCGAGAGGTGTGTAAAGAGTTACTCGACGTCATCTTGACGTCTTCGGACCCGGAGCCCCCACAAGTGCTCGCGAGAGAGCGCGCGCTCGAACTTCTCACCGGTGATGTACCGCACGACAAACTCATCTTAAGCCAGTCGCTCTCTGATACGTACAAGGTCAAGGGCACGCCCGTGTCTATCAAAGACATCGACCGCAGTTGGGACATAAGTATGGCGCACGTCCAGGTTCATAATAAAATGCGTGAGCGTAAACCGGGTTCTGAGCCACAAAGTGGAGACCGGGTGCCGTACATTTTGACGAAAACCGAAGACGCCAAGGCAAAGGCGTTTGAAAAGGCAGAGGACCCACAATATGTGAAAGAACACGACATCCCGGTGGATTATCACTATTATTTCGTGAATAAGTTTTTAAATCCAGTGTGTGATCTTCTCGAACCCTTGGTATCTGGTGCTAAACAGACTATATTTGGAGAAATTATAGAAAAAAATAAACCTCCGAAAAAACCGAGGGCTAAAGCCATGCCTAAACAAAAGACGACCATCACAGATTTATTTAAAAATTACGAGCGCTCTAAAAGTAAGAGCCATGAGTGATGAACTCACTCAAAAAGTCGCGAGAATGATAGATGACGAGGTGGAGCGTAGGGTACGAACCGAAGTCGGCGCGATAAC